AGAATATTTTGGTAGATGGAATGACGCACAAGTTCCTAATACTTATTCACATTATGCTGATCTTGTAATGGAAACTCTATTACAAAAAGTAAAACCTATAATGGAAAAACATACAAAATTAAAATTGAGCGAGACTTATTCTTATGCCAGAATTTATAAAAAAGGAGATGTTTTAACTAGACATAAAGATAGATACTCATGCGAGATATCTACTACCTTAAATCTAGGGGGCGATGAATGGCCTATTTATTTAGATCCTACAGGTAAAAAAGGTCAGGCTGGAATTAAAGTAGATTTAGAACCAGGAGATATGCTTATATATTCTGGTTGTGATTTAGAGCATTGGCGAGAAGAATTTACAGGCAAAGATTGCGCGCAAGTATTTTTACATTATAATAAAGCAGGATCAAAAAATGCTAAAGAAAATGCGTTTGATAAAAGACCTTTCATAGGATTACCTGCTTGGTATAAAGGCTTTACATTACCTAAAAAATAGTTTATATAATAAGCTTGGTGGGGGAAAATGCCACCACAGTTTCCCCTTCCTTAATAATCTATTGAAATCCCCATTAATCTGCTATAACACCTAATAAACAGGTTTATATATGTTACAAAAATTAGGCTTTCTACCAGGATTTAATAAACAAGTTACAGAGACCGGAGCTGAAGGGCAATGGTTTGATGGTGATAATGTAAGATTTAGATATGGTAGTCCAGAAAAAATAGGTGGCTGGCAACAACTAGGACAATCTAAACTTACAGGAGCGTGTAGAGCGGTCCATCATTGGGACGATAATGCTGGTATTAAATATGCAGCCATAGGAACAAATAGAATTTTATATGCATACTCAGGGGATGTTTATTATGATATTCACCCCATTAGAACGACCTTAACAGGCGCTGATTTCACTAGTAGTAATAGTTCAACAACAGTTACAATTACATGCACCGGGGTTCACGGATTAGTTGCAAACGATATAGTCATGTTTGACAGTGTAAGTAGTATACCTGGAACATCAGCTTATAGTGATGCTACGTTTGAAGATGAAAAATTTATGGTAACTTCAATACCAACTACTACAACTTTTACCATTACAATGGCCTCAGCTGAAGGCAGTAGTCCTATGACTAATGCTGGATCAACATCAATTCTTTGTTATTATAACGTGGGACCAGCTTTACAATTAGGGGGCTATGGTTGGGGAACAGCGTTATGGGGCGGTCTTGCTCTTGGAGCTTCTACAAATACTTTGGCTTCTACTATTAATGACACTGTAACAGATATTCCTTTAACTAATTCTGCTGCTTTTCCTGCATCTGGGGAAATAAGAATTGGAACAGAAGATATAAGTTATACAAATAATAATACGACAACCAATATTTTAAGTGGAGGTGCCAGAGAAGTTAATGGTACAACTAAAGCGGGTCATAGTAGTGGTGATACTGTAACCAATATATCAGGATATGTTGCATGGGGTGATCCATCTTCTGCTGACTTTACAATTGATCCTGGAATGTGGATATTAGATAACTATGGAACAAAATTAATTGCACTTAT